TTTAGTGCAGCTTCCATTTTTCGTTCATTAATTACAACTTCAGTTGCTGCCTTTTTCAATTCAACAACTGCTGCATTTACATATTTTAGTCTGCGGCTTTCAGCAACCTTGTCTAACATTTCATTTTGCGATTCGCCAATCATACGTTCTGCAATTTCGACCATTTTACTGACACCAGTTACCATTTCTTCAAGATTTCTTTTAGTTACCATTGAATCAACAATTTCAGAATATCTACCTATATTTTCAGCAAATGATTGTTTTTCTTCTTCAGTTAATGGGGTTGGTGCTTCGCTAAACACTGTTTGCTTTGATGCATCTTCCTTTAATAAATTCATTAATGCATTTAAATTTTTATTTTCAAATTTCATATTATATCCTACATTTACCATCTTCACACAATATTGATGTGATTAGATCATTAACTTTTCTGTATTTATTTATTACTATATTTTTATCTGCTGATTCTTTTAGTCTACCCATAAAAGCTCCATGAGTAGATGGATTTGAAACAAAGTCCCAACAAATTAATTCAAAATCATCTTGTACTTCAACAACACCTTCATTGCGTAGTTCTTTTACACTACCCAATCCTCTACTAGATATACCCAATGTTATACCTTCTTTAAATAGAGCTTTTAATATTTTACCTGATGGTGTATCTAGAACTTGCACTGTGCCTTTAAGATCATCACCATCCCACCATATTTTTAAAACATTGTGCGAAACGTTGTTCAAGTTAACTACACTTGACTCTGGATGATCTAATTCGCCTAAAGCTCGATTTTGATTTATATATTCTTGTTGATATCTTTGACATTCACGCATTAAAATATTTTTAGGATATACTCTACCATTTTGATTTTTAGCTCCAGCTCTTTGTAAAACGCCTTGCACAATAAATCCACCAGGTACACCATGTTTTGCGCCATTTGATTCTGTAAGTGAGCCAACTGGTGTAAATGGCATATATTCTACTAATAATGGTTTTGACATTTTACTCTCCCAACGTTCTAACACGTTCTGATATTTTAATTAATCTTTCTGATATCTTTCCTAATGCTTTACTGGTGCTCGGACCAAACCCAGAATGAGATATTCCTGATTCTGTTTTTAATCGACTAGTATGTTTAATAGTTTCTTCAATTTCTTTTAATTGTTTAGCTACATTCTTAATAGATGCATTTACTTTTTTAGCTGGACTCATTTTAGGATCACTTAAAGCAAATGTCTTGTATCCTTCAATAAGTTGTTCATATTTATGATCCATTGCTTCTTGAACTAAGTCATATTCAGTATGAAGTTTAGTTTTTGAAGTTGGCTTATATCCGGTGCTTTTATTTATATTGGGATTAGTTCGTTTACTAAATGCGTTTGGAGTGCTATACGGTGCTACTCCAGCAGAAGTAGACATTTCTTCTAATTCTTTTTCTTCTCGAACTTTTTCAAGTGCATCTTCTTTTGACATACCCGATGCCATCATTCTTGCAATTTTAATATCATCAAAATCATTGTCGCCATCTTTGTCTTGATCTACAGCTTCATTTTGTTCTTTATCTTTAACAGCTTGTTTAAAAGTTTCTTTTTTATTGCCGTCACCATCTACATCTAAAAAATCTGGTTTTGCTGCTTTTTCATCTATAGACTGAAAGCTTTCCTCTATTTGTTTTAAGAATGATTTCATTTATGTACCCTATTTAATTCGTCTATTAAATCCATGTAACGCATTAAAGACACAATATGAGATTCTTTTAATCGTTTCATTGTTTCAACGTTGCAAAGCATTTCAGATAAACGTTCCACTTTAATCTGTGTTACTTTGTCATCTATATGTTTAACGTGATCTGCTAAACGTGCTTTTAATGTTGGTATTACTTCAGAAACATATTCACGCAATGCTTCTGTATCATTAACGTTGGTTATATATTTATTTAATAACTGTTTTTGTGATTCTGATAATACTGAATATTTGTCATTAAATTTATCAATCATTAATTTATATGTTAATAATCTAGTAGAATTATCTTGTTTTGAAAATTCTTCAATAACAATGTTTTTAGTTGGTTGTGATTTTTCAACAGTTAATGTTTGTTCTAATACTGCATTTTTACATTCCATTAATCGTTTAGGATTATCTAAATCTTTATATTCGAATAACATGTATATTGATGCTAATGCTTTGTAATTATTAATATGTATTTTTGATACACGTTCAAACATAAAATTTTCAGAAATTTCTTTAACTAAATTATATCGTTGTCTTTTTAATACACTTTGATTTAATCGATTATATGATTCTCTGATGGTTCTAATATAATCTAAAGCTCGTGCTTCTGATTTATGTTGCTCTTTAATTATTGAATTATATAATTGAAGTTCTTTTGCTAACTCTGTATTCTTACCAAAATATTTTTTAATAATATCAATAGTCACAGTTTTATCAGAAGACATTGTTTCTGATGTTAGTTTTCTAACGAGCATCTCAAAAAGTATACCGGTATTTTTATATTTCGAATGTTTTAATTTTTTCATACTGAACCCAGTAGTTTTTTTTATTAATAAATATAGACAAATCTATAAAATATTGTTTTCATCTAACATTGTACCAGAATCATCATCAGTAGATGTAGATTTAATGGATTCTGTTATGATTTTTTGTCCTTTTTGCTTCTTAAAATAATTTAATACGGTTTGAGCTTCTGCAGTCATTGAAAATTTTCTTTGACGTACATCTGGTTGAAACGTGGTTTTTTGATTTGCTGCATTGAATGCTTGATCGATAGTCTTTTTGCCGGTTGGATCCCATCCAAATGCATTTGCATGTTGTCCGTATTTAATTCCTTCTTTAGGTCTTCCGCCTGGATCTTTATCTTCTACCTCATCAGAACTCATATGCATTGAAGCTAAATCATGTGGTGTACCATATGATGCACCAGTTATAGTAGGATCATTACCTTCTTGTTCAATTTGATTTTGACGGAATCGTAATTTTAAATCTTCTATTACATTGGTTCTTTCTTGTAACCACTGTTCTTCATTCATGTTGAATATAAATTCATATACATATTTATCAGACACCAATTTACTGTCTTTCATTGTATTAGCAAGATTTATTTTTTCATTCATCAATGCTACTTTTTGTTGATCGTATATAATAGACGGTGATGTTAAAGATAAATCAAAATTAACTAAATCTTCTCCTTCAAAACCTTGTGATGCTAAATGAACAATTGCAATCTTGTACAATTCTGAAACTATAATTTTTTGTATTCGTTCTATTGTTCTAGCAAATCGAATATCCATTGATGCTAATGTAGTTTTTCCTTCAACACCTTCGCCATATCCTAAAAATGGTTTTGGTATCTTAAGAGCAGCCATCATTTTGTTTTTAACATATTCAATATCATCAGTACCAGTCCATGTCATTCCTGGCAATGTATCAATTTGTGTAGCCGATTGACCTCCACGAACAGGTAAAAAATAATCTTCAAGCATATTGTTAAGATTAAATTTTAAATTATAATCACCTGTTTTTTGATCTACGTGTGGAATCTTTTTCATCTTATTGATGATTTGTTCCATAAATGTGTCAACTTCATTTGGTGGTATATTACCTATATCAATTTTAAATATACGTTTTTCGGGTGCTCGCATTATTCTGTGAATAAGCATTGCATCTTCAAGCATTGTTAATTTTTGAAATTCTTGTCTAGCTCCTTCAAGCATTGATCTACCGTATGGTAAAAAGTTTGAATCTGATAACATTCTAAAATGTGCTATTTCAAAAACATCATACCATTCTTCTGCGTGTGAAATATGTTTAAATTTTATTTCATACTCACCAGTTTTTTCATCATACTCTTCATAACGTTCAATTTCATAACTAGATAATGGTCTTGCATTAATAATTCCAATACCATCAGCAATATCTAATTTTAAAAAGAAATCGCCATATTTTGTTACGTTACGAATCCATGACCACATATTAAAGTCAATGTTTAATATGTCATAAAATAAATTATAAAGTATTTTTTGTATTTTACTATCATTTGTTTTAATAGTTAATATATCACCAAATTGATCTTCTAATGTAGATTCATCTGAATATATATCTAAAGCTGAGTGGATAATTGGATCACGATCCATCATTTCATAATCAGTATACAATTGTATACGATTTTGATGCATATAATAGTTAGAATCATAGCCTCCATGAAGACCGCCTATTTTATGTTTATTTGATCCGTGTAATCTAGTATATCTGTCGGCTAATTTAGTAAATGCCATGTTACCGTCAGATTGTAAACGATTACTATCAACTACTCGAAGTTTGTCTTTTCCTACTGCTCGTACAACTACATTGGTACGAAATAGGTTTTGTAAACGTTTTCTTAAGGAAGCCATATAGTATTTCTTTTATTATAAATATAACTAATTAAAGATCCAAGCAAATTTTATACTAACCATGTCAAACCTTCATCATCTTTGCCGTTGTTCCAATCCCAACCAGTATTATCTGATTTACCTTTTCCTGTGTAAATAGTATTGTTTGTTTTTTGAAATTGAGATAATGCTCGTTTATTTAAATCAATTCCTTGTTGTCTTAATTTTAACGATGTGTCACGCAACCAAAGACCAATTGAAAAACTCATTACTAAATCGTCGTTGTAACCTGACTGAGCTTGTGCTTTACCATTTAACCATATAAACACTAATAACTCTTGTATGAGTCGTTTACTGCGTATTACAGGTGTATTTTCACGCATATACATTTCCAATGCTGATATCATTAATGGTCTAGTTCTACTTGTTGTAGATACACCAGGAACCATTTTTGATTTATCTTTCATGTCATAACCTTTCTGCAATTGAACGTCTACATCAACATAACCATCATCTTTATATGTATAAAATAAATTTTCATAGTTTCTGTCTAATGCAGGTTGTATTGCAGCCCAGCCTATATTTGCATTTTCTATTGCTAGCAATGCATTGTTCCATTCTGTTGCAACAGTGACTAACATGTTACCAAAATCTTTAGGAGGTAATTTACCTTTATATTCAGCTACTTGGGTAACTGATTCTACTTCTATAACATGAAATGCAGACCAATCCGCACTATCTCCACGAGCAACATCAGCTACAACTATATAATTTTTTGAGTAGTCTGGATATTCCCATACCCAATATCCATTGTCAAATCCACGCTTTTCTATAGGATCACAACATTTTTCGTCATAACCTAGAAGTGTTTTACCATC